TGTACTCGCCCCGCGGCGGCAAGCGTGACATTGATTCGCCGCCACTGAACGATCTGATTGACCTGATGCACGAGTATTATCAATGGGCGGTCGAGTTCGCGAATGCCTGTTTCGCAGTAGGCATCCCGACGGCGGCCTTTTTTGGGTTCACGGATGAAGAGGTCCAAGGGATTACGCTGGGCGGGCTTAATGGGATCCATTCGGTCAACGAAAATGCGGACGCGAAGTACTTAGAGTTCACTGGCCAAGGGCTAGATGCTTTAGCGGCACGCGGTGTGTCAATCCTGACCAATATCGCCAAGTTCGGCGGAAGGATGCTCACGCAAGACAAGGCGGCGGCTGAAGCGGCAACAACGGTGAGGATTCGGGCGTCCGCTGAATCGGCGACACTCGCTGACATGGCGATGGCTTGCTCGCGGATAACAGAGCAGTGGCTACAATTCGCGCTTGACTGGGGCTTCGGTGGCGGAAAGGCGGTCTTTAGTCTTAACACTGAGTACATGGATTTTGCGCCAGACGCACAGATACTGGCCGAGCTTAGAAATCAGGTAAACGACAACCTGTATGCGCTAGGCGACTTGATACGGTATCAACGGCGCGTGAACCTGATTAACGATAGCAGGACTGATGAAGAGATACTGTCCGAGCTTGAAGCACAGAAAGAAGCGGCGGCAGAACAGGCACGGGTAAGCGCACAATCGGCGCTGGCGAACACAGCGGCAAGGGTAGGTAAATGACCGCGAACGAAGCCTTACTGAAAGCACTCATCGAGCACGCGGAGAAGCTCGAGGACTTGACGCAAGAGGAGTATGCAGCCATCCTTGTCTTGCTTGAAGCCGCGCACGCCGAGGCATTAGGGCATATCTCAACGCTGTGGCAAGATAAGGACATTGGCGAGATTGCAACACGTGTCAACATGACATATAGTGAGGTGACAAGCAAGATTAAGGCGGCAATGGACAAGTCGCTGCCGAAGCTTGCGAACGATGAAGTTACGCAAATACAGGCCATGTTAGAGGAGATAATCCCGGGCGTGGCAATAAAGGGCGCAATGGTTGAGTGGCAGAAAATCGCGGAGCGCCCCGCGGCGGCAGGCAGTACGCTTGCACAGCTTGTTGATGCGCTTGGTGTGAACAACATGACTGACGTGGTCGAGACAACGAAACGCGCGATTGAGCAAGGCAAGACGCTTGAGGCGCTTGTGCTTGAGCTTCGTGGCCGCGCGGTAAGACGGGCAAAATGGGTTGGTGGTAAGTATGTTGCAGGAAAGTATACAGGCGGTATAATGACCGTTGACACAAGGCAAGCTGAAGCGCTGGCAAGGACCGCCGTCATGCATGTAACTAATTCAGCGCGCGATGTATTCTGGCAAGCGAACGAAGATATCATCAAAGGCTATATGCGCGTAGAAACGCTTGACGAGAGAACGTGTATTGTGTGCGGGCTTGAAGATGGGCGCGTATATGGCGTGAATGAGCCGAAGCCGTTCCTCCCCCAGCACGTTTCGTGCCGAGGCCTGTACACGGTGGTGTTTAAGAGTTTCCGTGAGCTTGGCATTGACGCTGATGAATTACCTGATACAACGCGCGCGAGCATGAACGGACAGGTGCCGAAATACACTACCTGGAAGGATATGCTGAAATCGGCAAGTCAAAAAGAACAGGTTGAGATACTAGGGCCAACGCGCGCGAAACTATATCAACAAGGAATGCCAGTAGAATCGTTCGTAAAAGACGGCAAGTTACTGACACTTAAGGAGCTGAAATGAAAAACTGTATGGTTCCTCACTTGATCAAGAAAGGCGAGCATCTGATAATTGAAGGCGTTGAATATATTGTGGTAGGAGTAAAGAAGCTAGATGCTCCGTTCTACGAGGCAGAGATTGAGCCGTTTATTTATGAAACCGATTACACGTTGCATGAGAAAGTTGTCTGTGATGATTGATTTTATTAGTAAACAATCTGGCAAGGCCAGAAATAATATGGGCAAGGCCCAACCCTAGGGGTGTAGTATGGACAAGTTGAAAGAATTGCTGAAAGAGCTTGGCGCGACTGATGCACAGATTGATAAAGCCGAGGGCATTGTCAATGAGAGCACGCAGTCCGCAATAGATGCCGAAGTCGCTGGATTGAAGAAGAAGAACAAAGAGC